AATGTGGTTAATAATAGCTTTCTGTTGATCTGTTAGTTGATCTTCAGTGTATTCTTTGTCGTTAATCGTAATGGTTTTTGTTTGTTTCTCTACCATTGTGATTCTCCTTTGTTGTAGTTGTTAATCGCTCCAAGGCGTACCACTAGCTGTCACTGGTGTAAGTACGCTTTGTAGTTGTGCTGTGACGCTAGCTTCAATAGCTTCTACGTCTAGTTTTGCTTTAGCCCAACCTAAACAGTTAGCTAAAGTTACATCATCATAAGAGATGAATCCTGGTGCGCTGGGGTCAGGTGTGTGACTTGTAGTGCCTACAGCATCCCAAGTGTTACCTTCACCGTCTGACGCTTGGCAGCGCCAATGAATGACAGTGATACCACCATCGCTTAAGTTACGTTCTACTGTAGGGATTGTCCAAGTAGTTGTGATTGCCATTGTGTTATACCTCTTTATAAGTTATTCTATATAAGTTATGCTGCAGCGTCAATAGCTAAAGCACCATACCAAGTCGTTCCACCATCACGTGTCCAGAAGACTAACAGGTCAGTTTCAGCACTTGCGGGTGCGTCTGGTGCAGTACCGCCTGCCCACTTAACTGAGCTAGGCCATGTGACTGTATAACCTGTGTAGCCTGTTAACTGTAGGATGAAGCCTGTAGAGTATCCTGATGCTGGGCTTGTAAAGGTAAACGTAGTGTTACCTGCCATTGACAGGCTAAATGCGGCAGCAGTATTTACGTTACAAGTAGGTGATGTCCCAGAGAGTGCATCATAATCTTCACGTAAAGAGCCATCATTGATGAAGAAGCCATTGGGTGTAAAGTTGGCACTAACACCACCAGCAAAAAGATTAACGGAGTCACTAGTAAAACCAACATAAGTATTGCTATCACCATCGTGAGATATTCTGTCGCCTACATAAGCAGTGCCAGAGAGGTAGAGGTCTTTGAAGCGATGCACTGCCGCACCAAGATCAGAAACATTATCTGAGATAGTAGCTGTGCCGCTTACGTTTTGTATTGGATAAATTGGTGCTGCATTATCATAGAACAACAGCCCCGATCCACCATTGTTCGGAGCCATAGCGTACATACCAACGCCACTGTATGACCCAATACTCCCCACAGTGGTGCCGTCTTTGCGGAACACTGCAATGTCGCCGTCTGAGGTTTCCCTATTTGCATAAATAGCTACATCATTTGTTGAACTTGCGTACACATATCCCGTTGCCGATAGTGAAACTCCCGACGTACCTGTAAAACTCGTAGTCCCCACCAGCAAGTTACCGCTGCTGTCGATGCGCATACGTTCTATTTCAGATGTATATAAAAGCATTGCATCGGATGCGTGGAGATATTGCAAAAGACCCCTATAGTGGCTACCCAATCCCGTTCCATCAGCAAAGGCTAAACCGCCAACAGATGATGTTCCACTGTATACGGTCATTCCAGCATTTCCAGAACCCGAACCTACAACTAAATTTTGTGCAGATGCGCTGGTAAAAGAACTAGGCGAACTCGTCCCAATGCCAACATTACCGCTGCTGTCGATGCGCATGGCTTCTACAGCATCAGTTCTAAACTGCATAGAGTTATTTGCGTGGGCATATATAATTTGGCCACGATCGTTATCAAATGAACTACCAAAGTAAATCTTTGTTTCGTCTGTTGTTCCCGCCGTTTCAATTCTGAAAACAGCATTCGACCCTGAAGCAGACTGTATCCTAGCCTGCGCCGCACCAGATGACTGAATGTCCAAATTATAACTAGGCGAAGTCGTCCCAATCCCAACATTTCCGCTGCTGGTGATGCGCATCTGTTCTGTGTTGTTAGTGTAAACAACAAGGTCGGAAGCTGTAGAAGCCCCTAACTGAAATAAACTGCCAGAAGCTTGAAGAAAACCGTTAGTTGTTCCACCTTCTACTTTTAATGTGCTGTTAAGGGTTAAACTCTCACCACTCGCATCCCAGAAGAACTTTGGCGTGGTGCCTGTGTCCTCGTAGAAGGAGATGTCGCCGTTGGAGGCTACTAACATACGGTCTATTGCCCCGTTAGTTTGGGTAACGACACTTCTGCTAGTTGGTGCTTGCAGAGTAAGGCGACCAGATGTGTTCTTTAAGTTGCCAATAAGTGTAGAACCTGTTGCATCACCACCAAGTTGTACGCCTTCTGCTGTATTAGAGTTAATTTTTGCGGCTTGGCTTGTGTCAAGCCCATCGCTGGTCAAAGTACCCGTGATGTCTACGCCTGTGCTGGTGGTGGCGAGTTTTTTAGAACCGTCATAGTAAAGTGCTACTTCTCCGTTAACATTGCCGTTAAACATATATTCTGATCTGTCGCCGTTTAAAATAGCAACATAAGAAGAGCCAGATAAAAATAAACCCCCAGCGCCAACATCTGCGACAATGCTGTTAGACCCATCATGGTAAATCTCTAGGTCAGACCCAGCGCCGAAGATGGCTTTGTCGCTGTCGCCGAATAGTATATCGTTACCGTTACTATCTAGGTCACCGCCTAGCTGTGGCGTTGTGTCCTCTACAACATTAGCCAGAAGTGAACCTGCAGTAAAACTACCTTGCTCCCAAGCACTACCACTCCAAATGTACAGTTCATCACTTGTAGAGTTCCAATACAAAGCACCCGTTACAAGTGCATCACCATCGTTGTCTGTGGTAGGAGCGGAAGCTTTAGCACCAAGGTAACGATCATCGAAGTCATCATAAGATGCAGCGGCTGCAGCAGCAGAGTTACCTGCATTAGTTTCACTAGTTGCAGCATTAGTCTCAGATGTAGCCGCAGCAGCGGCACTAGCAGAGGCAGCAGTAGCTGAACCAAGAATGCCATCAACGTAACCCTTGCGTGTCAGGTCATCGTTAGCTGTAGGTGTAGCAGTTGAGGTAGCCTTGTTAGAACCTAGTACAATGTCACCAGTCATAGTGCCACCAGACAGGTTCAGCTTAGTAGCATCCTGTGTGTCAGTGTACAATTTAGTAGCTGCATCTTGGTTAGCTGTTGGATCACCCAAGCCAGTAACTTTAGATGTACCCATAGCAATAGCACCCGACATGGTTCCACCAGACAGGTTTAGCTTCAGTGCATCTTGTGTGTCTACATAACCCTTACGAGTAAGTTCATCATCTGTAGTAGGTGCTGCAGTCGATGTAACTGCATTAGCGCCCATAGTGATGTCGCCAGTCATAGTGCCGCCAGCAAGAGGCAGCTTAGTAGCAATACTGTTTGTTACAGTAGTAGAGAAACTAGCGTCATCGCCCAGCGCAGCAGCCAGTTCGTTAAGAGTATCAAGAGCAGCAGGTGCAGCATCAATCACAGCAGCTACAGAGGTATCTACATAACCCTTAGTTGCAGCATCAGATGTGGCGCTGGGCGTACCCAAACCTGTTACAGTATTACCACCCATAGTGATGTCACCAGACATCGTACCGCCAGCTTTGTCCAGCTTGAGTGCATCTGCAGTGTCTGTGTATATTTTTGTGGCTGCGTGTTGATCTGCTGTAGGATCACTTACGTTAAGAAGTGCTGTGCTAGTGAAGTCTACCGTACCATTAACTACAAGGTCATTCAGTGTAGTTGTACCAGTAGCGGCAGTTACGTTACCAGTGAGATCACCAGTTACATCGCCCGTTACATTGCCTGTCAGATTACCTGTTACGTTGCCTGTGACATTGCCTGTAAGCGCACCAGTAAAGCCTGTGTTAGCTGTAATGGTTGTACCTGTTACAGCTTGTGGAGTTGTACCACCAATAACTGAACCATCAATAGTACCACCATTAATGTCAGCAGTTGCTAGGGTAGCCTGTCCTGTAGTTGTTACTGTAGTGAATGTACCTGCAGCAGCACTAGAAGCACCGATAGTAGTGCCATCAATAGCACCGCCGTTAATGTCTACTGTAGCGTGAGTAGAGTTGCCTGTAGTGGTAAGGCTACCTGCAGACATAGCACCTGTGAAGGTAGACGTACCTGTTACATTAAACGTACCGCCTACAGATGCGTTACCTGTAGTGTCCATTGTAGTGAAGTCAGCAGCGGCAGGAGTAGTGCCGCCAATAACTGTAGCATCAATAGTACCACCGTTAATGTCTACAGTAGTAGCAGTAGCAGAACTAAATGTGGCTGCGGCAGGTGTAGTTGCACCAATAGTTGTACCGTCTATTGTCCCACCATTAACGTCAACAGTAGCGAAGGTAGAAGTACCTGTAGAGGTTACATCACCCGTCAAGTCACCTGTAACATCACCAGTTACATTACCTGTAACGTTACCTGTTACATTACCTACAACACCACCAGTAGCAGTAAGAACACCAGTAACACCAAGAGTACCAGCAACAGTTGCATTCTCGTGTACTGTAAGTGTATCAATATAGCCTACACCGTCAACATAAAGATTCTTAAACTCAGCGCCTACAGCACCCAAGTCAATGTCATCATCAGTTACTGGTACAACTGCACCGTCTTTAATACGTACTTGCTCAACAGCAGCACCACCTACTTCACTATAGAAGCTAATGCGGTTGTTAGTTGTGTCTACTACAACTTTATTCTTTGCGTCAACATCAGCAATAAGAGGTACGTAAGCACCTTCTGTTGAGCTTCCATCATGCTTGTGACCACCACTAAAAGCAAAAGCATCACGTAGTGCGTTATACTCCGCATTAACTGGCCCTGCTTTAATAATTGCACTAGCAATAATATCAGCTACTGACTGTCGGGTGTATCCTGCCATTAGAGTCTATCTCCTACTCCGAAGGTCACAACTAAGCCTTGAATGCTGTGTGACGCATTTGTGTCATTTGTTACGTACTTAAAAGATACAGACTTACCTGACCCCGATACGTTAGTTCTTACTACTGGTGCTGGATTGCCGTCAAAGATTGCGGTGCTGTCGTAAAGGGCTTCATTGTAGTAAGCTGCTGCGCCTTCTGTACTAATCGTAAAGTTGTTAGGACTTAATGTTTCAAAAGCTTCGTAGTCATACAAGACCGACATAGCAACTTCATTGTCACCCTCAGAGCGTAAGTATGTAGCGACTGTATGGATGACCTTACGCTGCTCTGGGTCTTGCATATGAATAAATGGCGTCTGATATAGACTAAAGATTTCTGCACCATCAAAGTCCGTACCTTTTTCTTGACGATGCACCTTACCGTTGCTATCACCATGTAGGACAAACTCGTACTGACCTATGTAGCCGCTATCCGCACAAGAAGCTTCGATACCTAGCACCTGCCCAAACTCAAAAGCAGTTCCTTGAGGTGTTGAACGCATACCTGCAATTAGACCTGTAGACTCACCTACAGCAAAGAACACACGAAATTGAGACTTAGCACGAATGACTACAGAAGATAATACATCTAAGTCTTCTTGAAGAACCACCTCAGTAAAAATAGATTGTACGTTTTGAGAGATAGACTCTAAGTTAACATCGCCAATCTTGTTTGTACCAGAGATAGGACGATACCCATCCTGAGACAAAAACAATAAGTCACCAGCTATCTCAATAACACTGTCCGTAGCCATACAACCCAGATCATCTGTAACTTCTTGAAGTACAAAGTCTGAGATATTATTACCTGCAAGCTTACGGATAATGTTCGTACCAAAGATGTACAAGGCATCACGGAAAGACCTAATAGCTACAATAGGAAAGCCTACATTGATAACACCTGCACCGTCAGCAGGGTCAAAGCTAGTCTCATCGTAAGGCGCAGAAAAGAAAAGGTTAGTAGGTTCTGTAGTATCTCCAGCAAGGAATAAATGGTTCTTAAATACGTGAGACACCTTAGGTGCGCTGGGCGCATTGCTGTCTGTGATCTGCGTGTAAGTAGTGCCATCGTAAGTAGCAGCAGGATTTATTGCGTCTGTAAGTACAATCTTGTCTGTACCCCAGTTGTACCTACTAAATCGCACCTTTGTTACACCTGTCATAGTAGGGGAACCTGATGTAGTAACTGCTACCCAGTTTTCCGTACCGTCATCCCAGTAATGCAAATAGTTAGAACCACTAGAAGGCTTACGTGCAGCAAGGATACCGTCATTCACACCATTAGCTACACACAAACCTAAGACACTGCCTGTACCGGGTACTGTACCATAATCATTACTAAAGCCACTGATACGTCTATAGCCACCTGTAACAGCAGGTTCATAGTTAATCAAAGCCACGGCAGAGCCTGGGGAAGTCTCACCCTGTGATAACACATCACGGTTAGTGTTAAGACCACCCTGACAGAATACTTTAAATGAGGCTAGGTTTTCAGCCATTAGACAATACTACTAATTGTATTGCTGAATGATTTATTTCTTTGGAGTACTGTGGATCTAATGTCCAGAGGATCATCCATAAGTATACGTCTCATAGAACGGATACCTTCAGTAAAAGTTTGTTGGTGGACAGCTGCACTTTGATCATTAGATCTAAATCGCATTAAATACATCATTGCGCCGTCAATCACTACGTGGTTAAACCTGTCAGGAATTACACTGGTATCGTTGTACAGATTTAGATCTGCAGGAAATGACCAGTATACGTACTCTACTTCGTATGCGTCATTTGGAACAGGAGTTACACCAAATTTACTCCCGTATGTTTGATACACACGTTGAGGCACAGAAATTCCTGAGCCTACATCTGCTTGATCATCAAGGCCACGGTATCTCTGAGTATATTCCTCAAAAGAAATTGTAGGTAAAAAACTAGGAGTATTACTTGCAGATCCTAACTGCTTTATATAAAAAGTGTCCCAGTCTACACTGGCAAGATCTGCAGGAAAATCATACTGTCTTGTACCTGCAGTTAATGTTTGAACGTAAGTAGTTTTAAGAAAGGGCCACTCCTGCCCTGTTTGTAGGATATTTCTAATGGCATTATTAACAGCATCTTTAGCTAATGCTTGTACGTTACGTACTGTATCAAAGCCATCACCAGCTGCATCGAGTGTTACCTCATTCAACCTACGTAGTAGTTCATTTACCAGTGATACATAAGTAGCCATTACAAAAATCCTTTGGATAGCCTAAAGGGGCCAGTTTCCCAGCCCCTAAAGATTAGTTATTTACACTTGATCACGAGCTACTTCTGCAGCACCTTTACCATCGACATCTGCAACCATTGCCCAGACACGCAGTTTACCTGCAGTAGCTGTACCTGTCAGAGTATCAATAGTCATGTCCAATGTGTCTTCTGCTGTCAGATAAGCAACACCAGCAATAGAAGGTGCTACTGCACCTACTGCTTTACCAGCCATTGCATAAGCTGCAACAAAAGCATCATCATCGAGACCAGTACCAATGTCGAAAGTCAAAGCAGTAGCACCTGTAAGTGCTTCTGTAACTTCAACACCAGCAGCCAAAATAACTGTTTGTGCAGGAAGAGTAGCAACTGTATTGGCACCAGCAGACAGTGCTGTTGCCTCAAGTTCTACTGAGATCATACGAATACCATTCAAAGCCATTGTCTAATCTCCCCTTATGCTAAGTTATATTTGGCAGTTACAAGAGCTTCTGGACGAAGAATCTTGCGACCGTATAGGTGCATACCACGAACGATGTCAGCAAAGCTGTCAGGGTCACGGTAAGTTTCAGTTTTACTGATTTGCTCTGCAGTTGCAACAGCAGAATCATGACCAGCTACGATTGCACCGAAGTTGGCATTCTGGTTTGCAGTACCTGTTGTACCTGGACCAGTACCCAGTGCTGGCAAGTTGCTTGAGCTGTATACACGGAAACCGTGGAAGTTGTTCAAGACAAGACCGTTACGTAGGCCACCCGCTTCACCGTAATCGGCATTCATGAAACGTGAGTCTTCATCACGAAGTACTTCCATGAATACTGGATCAACGACGATAAAACGCCCTTGCTTGTCAACTTGTTGTTGGTCAAGCAAACGAGCCATACGTGCCACCAACATAGCTGGTGAGATCGTAGCAGTTGGCAGTGCAGTTGCACCTGGTAGACGTGCTGCAACAGGAATCGAATGGTCAGCAGCACCTGAAGTAGTGATGTTACCAAAGTCACCTTTTTTCAGTTTCATTGAACCAAGCAATTCATCTGAACCTGCAGTTGCTACAGCTTTTGTACCATTGACAACGTCATTTACAGTATCTGCTTGAGCATGCAAGTCAGACTGTTTGTAACCTGTCAGGTAACCCAAAACTTCTTGGTCATGCTGATCAGCCAGGCGGTAAGCCGCACGGTTGGTTGCAAGATCCATGAAATTTACGTGGCTGTGAGCTTCTTCGATGTCGTCGATTTTGAAAGCATAGTAGTTGCTTTTGTCGATTACGAGGGAGAAGTCTTCATCATCAAGATCCTGTGCTGTGATGTTCTGGCCACGGGCATATGCCGCAACTGAAATCTCAGGCTCTTTAATAATTTTAACAGTGTCCCCTTGGGCAGAAATCTCCCCAAAATAATCGGAGTTAGTGATATCACCAACGACTGTGCTCTTTCTAAAGGCGAGCTGGACCTTCTTGGAATAGATAACACTAGAAAAATTACCGTTTGGTAAATTCCCGTGTCCACCTGCGGATTGAAAAGCCATTTGAAATCCTCCATGATATTTGGCTTATAAACGAAGCTAAACACCTTAAAGAGGCTGTTATTTTTCTAGGGTGCACTTACGGTCTAGAGTATAATGATCAATTATACGGTCTAGAGTAAGTGGGCCTATACTTAAACAGGTAGTTCTTTTTAGTTTAGACTTTTGTGGAATTTGGCCGAGACAAAAGGTAGTCAAATGAGGCTTTTGTCTCTGTGCCTATAGTTATACTGTTGAATTAGTATTTGTCAACAGCTTATCTGGCTCTACCAGATACATCGTAAACAAACTTACCCGAACGGATAGCTTTGTTAATTTCATCAGCTCTTTGCTCAAATTCCTTGTCGGACATTTTTGCAACTTCTGACTCACGAATAGTGTCGTTTGCATCATCCACATCCACTGACGTCTTAGTACGTCTTGTGACTGTAGAAGCTGCATCCCTAGCCTTAGCTTTCTTTGCAGTTTTAGTAAGGCCTTTATCTCCTTTGTACAAATCAATGACACGTACTACTGAGGCAGGATCATCTGCATTCTCGTATAGTGCATCTTGTACCCACTTAGGCTGTTCTTCAGCCCAGTTATGAAATTCATCTGAAGCACGTAGATCATCAAAATCATCGTGAGACTTACGGATAGCATTCTCTGCTTTTACCCGTTCTGCCTCTAACTGTGCTTTATCCAACTCTTGAAGCCTAGCATCTGCTTTATTAAACATCTCTTGAGCTTTTTTAGCAGCAATTGTTTCTACAATACCTGCTACGTCTGGATATTCTTTTGCCCATTGTTCAATGTCTTCATCAGACTTAGGAGGAACAATAGATTCTTTTTTCATGCGTTTTTCAAAGGTTTCGAACTTATCGTTCCATTCCTTTTCTTTTTCTTGCATGTGACGTCTTAAATCACCATATCTTTTTTTAAAAGATCTTTCTTCTGCAGATAACGTTGTTTCTTCAACTTCTGTATTGGTCTCTTCCGTTTCGGAGGTTTCTTCTTCGATTGATCCGGATTCTTCGCCACGTTGTTGAGCTTCAAGACGTTTAATCTCCTCTTCCTCTTTTTCGATACGGCTACGTTTTCTTTCGTAATTATAACCTCGATCAACAAAACCTGCTGATTTTGGTGTTTCTACTTCTGCTAGTTCAGGCATATTATTTTCCTTATGTTGGGGCCAGCATTATTGCTGGGTAGCCTTATTTCTTACCTGCAAGCCCTGTCTTCTTAGGTTTGCTTTTCTTCTTTGGTTTGGGGGTGGTCATTAGACCGCCTTCTGCACGTCCACTTGTAGCCCAAGTACCACCTGCTTCTTCAACTTTTTGTTTAAAGTCCTGAATTTCTTCCGCAGTATTTGTGCTTGCACCAGCTTCAAAAGCTGCTTCTGTAGCTGCTGTACTTGCAGCAGCCCTAGCTCTCGACGTATTAACCGCATGTTGTTCTGCGGCAGTAAGTCCAGGACCGTCATCACTAGTATCCAACATTGCAACATCAATACCACCAGGTTTGTAAACAGAAGCCCCACCTTCATCTTTAACCATGTCGCCAGAGGTATCGGTAAATTCTTTTCTTTGATCTGCAGTAAATGTCCTTTGTAAATCTAAACTAGTAGGTGCAAAGGATTTTATCTGCTCTAAGTAAGATTTACCAGTTAAAAGACCCAACTTATCTAAAGCAGAAAATAATATCCCACCTTCGGCTGCGGCTTCCTTAATCTTGCCATCTAGGTAGTCAACCATCTCTGTATCGCCTATGCTATCGTAATAGTTACGAATACCCCTTGCTTTAGCAATATCTTGAGCTTGTATTCCCTGTGGTATTAATCCTATGACCCCCCTATCTGCAAGGTCTCTTGCACCTCCAGACATACCTAAACCATCGTCAGATTCTACCCATTTTTTAACAGAAGCTGTGTCACCAAAGTCAATTCCATCCATCCAGCTTGTATCAGAACCACCAGAAACAGTAGTGTCTCCACCACCTCCTGAGCCACCATCGTCACCAGTATTTTTGCTCATCTCTGACTTATAAGCTATCCACTCTTCTTCGGTAAGTGGGTAATCGGATAGGAGTTGATCCTGCCCTGCTTTAGGTGTTGCACTTGCTGGGTCAGTACCTTCATAAGCAACCTGAATAGATTCTCCATTCTGGTTATAGTGGGTTCTCATGTAAGTAATTGATTCAGTAGCTGCTTGTTCTTGAGCTGTTTGAATATTAGCCTGTTGTGAGGACGTACCTTGAAACATGGGAGAGGAGTAACGTGCTCTTGCAGGACTCCATCTAGAAACTATAGACCCATCCTCACCAGCATAGCCTTGCGTAGGAATCCCTGAATTACCTACAGCTTGAGGGGCTGGCTGTTGTTGAACCCTCATTGGAGATTGCATCATAGCTCCTTGAGCAGCTTGGACAGGTGCAGGAGCCATAGGTTGTTGCATATTACGAGCAACATCTTGTTGCGTCATTGGAGTTCCACCAATCCTACCATTTTGTTCCATAGTGTTCAAGCCCTGTTTTGCTTGACCACGTAGATTCTCAAAGAAATTTACTCCGTAGTAACGAAGGACATCGGCAGGGACTACGTACTCACCCTCCGACAGCATAGCAGGAATATCATCTCGTACTTCTTTAGCAAGAGAACCTGGAGGTACATTGTTACCGGACACTGGGTCTTTATTCATGCCATCGTCAGCAATTCCACCATACTCAAAGAGTGACATCTGTTTTTTCATGCTCATATTACCTACTTCGCCTCCTTGGGCAAATCCCTGATCTGAATTTTTTCGAAAGTCTATTTTAGGATTAAATTCTATAGCTTTTTGAGAGTAACTACCATCATCTATAGCCATTTTAATTGTGTACAAATGTTCTATAGCATCTGTGTATCTACCTTCACCTATTGCAATTGCAGCTTCTCGTCCAGCTAATTGCATGTCATTGTACACAGGAACTTTTTTATGTTCTTCTGCATAGGCTTTAATTTTCTCTTGTGCTTTGTCTACGTACTCTTTATAGAACTGCTCAAAAGATAGATTAGTACCTCTACCAAGGTTATCGTAGTTAAACTGTGCACTATTTTTTAAGTTTTCTAGGTGTTCTTTTTCAAAACCGTACTCACTTGTTAAACTGTCAAGCAACCTATTAACTTTTGGTTTAACATACTCTGACCCATATACACCACCTTTTTCAGCCATCCTGTGTGTAAGATCGCCAGTGTGCTCAAGTGCGTAGCTAAGTACCCCGCCCTGTAAAACCCTTTGTGCAGAAGTCATTGCCAGTTCTGGAGCACCTCTTTGTATTTCTGCTAGCTCGTCAAAAGCATCATACACTTCTGGGTCAATGTCATCTCGGTATCTTTTAATTTGGTTAGGACTAGAGTTAGGTTCTGGATTGTCAAGAGACTTCATCATAGTCTTAGCAAGGCTATAGTCTTCTGCCTCATTGTAAGAGGTAATAAAATCCATAGCTTCGTCAATATTTTTTTGTAAATACTTTGGAGTCATTTTTGCTGGGCGCATGCCCAGTGCTTTAGATAACCTATTTAAAAAATTAGGGGGTTTATTTATCTTAGACCCAAACTCTACTCTATCCGGTAATTGATTAGCTTTCTCCTCAACAACAGACCTACCTTTTGTACCCGTTGCCCTTTCCCCTGCAATGCGGGCTTCAACTTCTTTACCATACCTCAAATAGTTTAAGTATACTTCATCTCGCAATTGTTGATATTTATAAGCTAATTTTTCAGAAAGTTTTTTTGAATTTGGATTTTTTAGTATTTCTTCTCCGAGAGCTAGCAACTCACTTCGAGTGTTTAACAAGTTTTTATCATCTTTTAGATGTGTTTCAAACAGGCTCTTTCCATGAGAATCTTTTCTTGATCCACTTAAAACTTTCATAGCTTCTATGTTATTATTAGCAATAAAATCCATGCCGGTTACAATAAAATCTTTTGCTTGTAAAGCATGTTGTAACTCATGAAAAAAAGTTGACCTGAATTCTGGACTGTTTACACCCTTTTCAAAAAGTTCTGTAGCTATATTTATAGAATTGTTAGAGGAATCATAAAAACCTAAATAACCTGGCTCGTCCGTGAAGCTTACAATAGTGTCTTTTATATCTGGGTATTGTCTAAATAATTCAGAATGACTTGGTATAAAAGATTCTAAGCTAAAACCTTCACCAGGTTTATTAGTGACTTGTTCTAAACTTTCCTTGACTGTTAAACCATTTCCATCTGCATAATTTGCAACTGGATTTTCTATTTTTATTTCTGCATCAGGTATTTCAAATTTATATTGATATGAAAAACCTTTAGAAATTTCTGATCCTGGAGCAGCTGTAGCAACCCTACCAGTCATTTCTTCTATTTCTGCATCAGAAGCACCTTCCGATTTCATTTTTGCAGCTTTTTCTAGTGCACGGCCTCGGTAATCTCTTGCTCCAGGGCCACCAAAGACTCTCATTGTATTAGAAGAGTCCCCACCAGGAACTTTACCTACAGTAGATGCAGCACCTGTACCACCAGCTAACTCAAAGATGTTGCCTAGTGTAACATCTTCCATACCTTTGTTACCTGCGGCAAGATCACCCGGTATCTTAAAGGTTTCCCAAGCAGCACCTAAAGATTCTTTTAGAAAATTAATAGTTTGCTCTCTAGAGGGGGCAGTGGGGTTGTCTAAATACCTTTTAACAACAGGAATAATATCCTGTTGTATCTTTTCGTAATTACTTCTTTGATCTTCTGCAGGTCTTACAAAGTAAGTTCTACCGAATATAGTTTTATATTGACGATTACCAAGTTCATCTTGAACACCAGTCCACCTATCATTTTCACTAGCATCAATAGGTCTATCAAAGACTGGCACGTCAGCAATTGATAGTGCAGTAGACTCTTGGTTTTCTCCTACTTTTACTGGATTTGCATCTGCAAACTTTTTACCCTCTGCCGCCCAGCCTAGGGCTTCTTCAGTTTGACTGGCCAATTTACCTTTGTCAATCTTTGTAGATTTACCTACCTCAGCCATTTACTTTTTCCCTAAGATACTTAAATTTATTAAGGCAAGCTGCTTGGCCTTGTAGCCTGTACAGATCTTCTGCTGAGTTTGCTTGTTCCATCTGACGATGGACTTCAGCTAATCGGGTGTTAAGCTCTGCAAGAAAAGATTCCCACAGAGCTTTATCATTTACTAAAGGCTTTAGGTTGTGCATTACTGTACTGGACCTTGTCCTGTGTTACCTGAGAAGCCCTGTTCTCCTGGCTGAGGGGCTGTTCCTATTCCTATGTTACCACCCCCGCCTCCTGCGGTATCCTGCACTCCAGGGGCTGCTCCTTGGCCCTGTGGGGCTTGTCCTTGTGGACCTGGTGCTCCTGGAGGTGGTGCTGGCGGTGGATTCTCTTGTTGGAACTTCTTCAAGATCTCAGCTTGGATTGCTGCTTGTGCCATATTGTTGCCAACCTTATCAGGATCAAGATCCATAGACTTAGCAATTTCACGAACAATATAATCCATTTTAGCAAAGGGTGCAAGAGCTGGATTAGAAACAACCTGCATAAACTGCATAAGACGTTGGCTACGTACTTCGTTAGCCATCAAGCTTTCTGTACCACGAGCCTTAACTTCTAGGTCACCTTTAATTTCAGTGTCAAAGTCAAACTGCATGTTAAAGTTGAAGAATGCTTTACCTAAAGGGGCAAGGAGATAATCATCAATGTTTTTGACTACGTTTCTTACAGAACCATTGGCAGCAGACATGAGCATAGAAATACCAGATGCCGTTCTGCCCACACCCGAAACGCCAGTTTGACCATGTGCAAAAGAAGGGAACCCAGTACTTTCATCAGCCAGAACCCTAGCCTTATCAAACATCTGCATATTTTCATTAGATACGTTAGGGAACTTGGTGCCGAAGATAGCTTGACCAGGTGCCCCTCCTTGTCTCCTAAACACTTTGCCTGGATACACGGAGAGGTCTTGCCCTGGGACGAGATTAGTCTCGTCTACCTCGATAAGCAAATTACCAGATAGGGCAGCATTGTCTACTGCCATACGCATAAAGCCATTCATAAGTGTTTGTGTGTCATCCATGTTTTCAGCAATACCTACGCCAAAAATACTGTATGGATTCATTTCGTAAGGTGCAGCAAAGTAAGGTATATAAGCAGGAGTAAATGGATTCATTACCAAACGGATAACTTGTCCGTTTGCAACCCAGATATTTACACTTAATTGATCTGCATCTTTTAACTCTTTAGGGATGTCTACCCCTTGATCTTCAATAATATCTCTATCTACAAAACCCCAGAACTCCAGAACTTCAAAACGTTCAGCTCTGTCCTCTTCTGAGTTATCTTCCATAATGTGTTCCCACCACTCTTTGCGGTAGTCTTCACCAAGACGGAGGGCATTGTCGATAGCATTCTCACGGAAGTATGGACGATTCTTTAAAGCACGTAATTGTGAACGAGACATTTTGTGACGTTCTACTACATACTCAGCTTCTTCCATAGTAGAAGCATCTGGATCTGGATAGAAGTTCCAGATAGACACAGAAGTAGTTTGTGGAATTGTTTTAAAAGTTGGAGTGTAGTTACCCTCTTCATCCCAGTTTGCATACTCTTTATCGACAGCAAATGGGCCTTTCATGATCCCAGTACCAAATAGTGCCGATTCAAATGCAGCAGCACGTAAATGCTTTTTAGCATGAGATTCTTCTAGTTGGTCATGAATCTTCTTTTCCATCTTCTTAGCTGAAATTTCTGCCGGATGAAGTTGGATTGAGCTAGGTGTTTTTCCTGGCTTATCTTCAACCTTGTCTGCTACAGGTTCAAGATCTTTCTGTAGGCTACCTACACGTTGCATATACTGGGGAAAAGTTTCCCCTGCATTCAAGCCTCCAGATTCTTCTTTTGCTTGATTTAACTGTGGATTAGTCTCAAAACTAATTGTCTCTGGTACATTGTCAGGAAGAACTGTCGGATCAATGGTAATAGGGAATTTATTACCACCGAATAGTACTTCTGCAATTTGCCCATAAGCAGCAAGAACCTTTGTTTTAGTAATTTTAACAAAGACTCTGGATTTTTCTGTAGAGGTAAACTGTACATCAGGGCCATAAAGACCCCGATAGTTACGATAAGATTGAATCCAACGTTCTTCGTCTAATTGACGAGCTGTTTCAGCCTTACTGTACTTATCCTTAACGAACTGGATAATCTGACCTGTCAACGGATCAGAATAGTCTTCTTCTGCTACGTCTTCGATAGCAGTAGCTTCTTCCATATCCATTTCCATTGATTCAAATTCTTCTTCCATGTCTTATCCTTAATATCCGAAAGTTGGATCTGATGCTTGAAAGCCTGTTCGTTGCGATGCAGGATCAAAGTCAAATATATTACTTCTTGGCCTTGTCATTACACCATATCTAAGAGCATCATACAAGTGGTCTTCTGCATGTGTGTCTACATCTTCAGGATTATTTTTATCCAAAGGTAGACTGGGTATTTGTGAGATTGTGTCTGTACAAGTATTGAAGAACACTAACCTAGGCTCTTCTGTAAATTCATCTATCTGCAGACGTCTGTGTAATTCGTTCTTACCTGCTACACGAGAACCTTTAGATCTATCTGAAGGTCTCCACCGACAACCCTTCATAATCATCTGCTCGGCTAGGCTGGGGCCAGTATCACCACGATTATGCCAGAGAGAGGAGTCAAGAACTCCATACCGTATTTTCTCGTTAGACTCGTTCTCGATATCCAAGATCATATCTGCTAAGTCTGTAGCTGTGACCTTAGATACGTAAAGCTCCCTGTAGACTACCAGTTGCTCTGATCCAGGAACTACCGTGAACCAAAGAACTCCTGTGTGAGACCCGTAGCCATAGTCACAAGCTCTAAACCGTGTCCAGTTACCTGGTATGTCATACGGGTCAATAACGTGGTCCCGTCTGTTAAACTCTGGAAAAGCTGCACCTTCATTTATGTCCCAGTCACCTTCAAGAAGTTGTCTTCTTTGATGTTCAGGCAGAGATAAAAGATTAGCTTCGTAAAGACCATCGTCTGAAAGATAAGGGTTGTCGAAGAGGGTGGCCGGTATAAATTTTCTTTTGAATAGAGACTCACCCTCCCGACTATGACCTTTTGGCCACGTAACCACGTTTCCGTTTTCGTCAGTGGCAGGGAACGCTTTATTCGGAGTTTGAGGGTCGATAAACGTTCTTTTTACCCACTGATGCCCAGGGCCACCTGGGTTGCTTGTTGCTCTCATATACAGTGGCAATCCAGATGCCCTAGTGCTACGGAGACGGGATCTCATGTAGTTCCATGCATAAGGGCTAGGCCATTGTGTAAGTTCGTCAAAGCCAATCCAGTTAAAAGCTTGACCTTGGTATCGCATAACGTCATCATCTCTATCAAGATATGACATCCACAATGTAGCACCTGATGGAGCTACCCAAGTCTTATCTCTTTCCATAAACTTGATCCCAGGGATAGCTTTTGGATAGAGTTGTTTACTTACCGATATAAGTTCTCTAAGCTCTTCTGTACTACGACGAACAAGTAGCATTCGTGCATTAGGGTTACCCAAGTACCTAACTGGGTCTGCAACCATTGCATACGACTTACCGCCACCTGCTGCTCCTCCGTAAAGTACTTCCTGCTCCGTAGCTGCCAGGAAAGATGTTTGTGGTCCAGGGTTTGGCTCAAAGATAACTTCTTGCGCAGCTTGTTCAAAATCTATTTCTTCAGGTTTCGGTTGGGCTGGTATCGAGGTAGTCTTTTTGACCGAGCTGTCTACCTTCAAACCTCTCGGCTTTTTCAAGGGCTTCTTTGTACCTTTGGGCGAGGTAACGTTGAGTTGAAGCTTCTGTCTTACGTTTTTGCTCAATTTTAACTCTCTTGTATAATCCTACGTGGGAAATATATCTTCCAGATTGAGTACTGAGCCAAGCAGAGACTTCTCTATAACTGTAACGTTTCAAGAACTCCTTAGCTTTTTCAAATAATTCTAATTCTTCTGGAATTGGTAAGAGTATATCACGATCATCTGGATGTTGTCTATAGCCAAATGGAACATGTCTTCCAACTCTGACTGCGGCTTTCCAGACATATTCCTCACCAATTTTTTCAGGTTTAGGTAGTGTCCAAGTTTTAGTTATCTTCATTATCTTTTTGAGGCAGGATAAATAGTGGGCTTGCTGCAGAGACTTCTACCTTCTCTGTCTTCACAAAACCACTACGATCTAGGACATCTTTTGCAGCTGCCATCTTTTCTTTATTTCCCAGATCTGTCGGGTTGTTCATAATTTCAAACATTGAGTATGCAGCTTTGGTTGAAGAAGAGGCAATAAACTTCTTGGTCAGATCCGCAATCTCATCTGCCAGTGGCTCTGCTACTTGACGAGAAGTTACAGCATCTGCGTACCCAGCAAGCTTTTTAGCTTTAACTAGATTTCCGCCAGCTTCCTCAAACAATACGTCGAGAAATTTTTGCTGCTTCTCCGTTAGATTTCTAGCCATAGTGTCACCACTTTCCTTGTTGTGTACCGAGAAAATAAAAACCTACAGTTAATATAACTAATCCTACAAGGGCAGCTAATATGCCAACAGACCAGTTAATAATAGCTTCTTTTATTTCTTCTTTGCGGTACTCCTGCTCTTGTTTTCTCTTACGTACCTGGGATTCAATTCGGAGAAGTTCTTCCCAAGCTGATGGACCCATACTAAATGATATGTATTGCTTAAGCTCCTTACGCATTTCTTCTGCTTTTTTCTTAGCAGCAAAAATTTGCATAGCTTCTTGTTCTACACCCCCACTTAGTGATTTCCACCAAGGGGGGTTTTTAGCTTTTGTTTCTGCCCGACCTAAGTCAGACATGGCTCCTGCCCACTGAGACAATTGGCCAGACATATCTTGCAAGCCTCTGCCTACCTCAATACCCTTTTTTATGGCATTAAACGCAGCTGATGCTCCAGCCATTATGGTAATTGGATCCACGAGCCTCCTCCCAAAGTCTCATCTACCTATTTATAATATAGATTTTAACCTAAAAAGACTTTTTGAGCAATCTCTCCACGGGATATTCCAATGTCCTTCAATTCTTTATCGGACATATTCTTTAAAAGCCAATAGTCTGCACGGCGTTGTTGTGCTACAGCTACTGCTTCAAACCAATTGATTAACCATTTCATGTTTATAACTCCTGTTTCATGAACATCATGTATACACGTTTGTATACACAGGAGTTATACCATACTTAGTTATACCACACTATTGACAATAGTGCAACCCCGTTACCCTACTGGAACAAAGGTCTCTGTTACAGTAAGGATAGTGTCAATATGACCAGCAGAAGTAGGTACGTTTTGTATCTTGTCACCCGGCTGCAGTACTAGGTCGATGTCGGAAAAGGTAACGTAATCACCTGCATTTAAACTCTTACCTGAAAGAAAGTGAGACGTGTAGTTATCAGCTGCTACATACCACTCTACATCTACAGAGTTTGTACTACCACCACCATTAACTATGTGGATGAACGTAACCTCAGCTACACAATTAGCAGGACATGTATATACAATCTCTGTAGCAGTGCCACTGTTGTGGCCATACACAGAACGCATACGTGATGGTTTACCTGGATTGATTAAAGACATATATTCCTACTTTGATTTTTTACGGGCTGCCATAAACCGATTAAAACTTTCTTCAGTTTTACCCATAGAAATAGGAAGACCCGCAGCTTTCTTTTCTTCATTTGACATGTTTTGAAATCTTTGGTAACTAGGGTTTGCATTTTGCTTTCTAGCGATTTCTGCTATCTGTCTTTTTTTAGTTTCGGCACGACCGTCTCCACGACCACCTTTAAGAAGGTTTTTAACTTCTATCTTGTCTGGATCAGATGTAGGTCTGGCTTTGGGCCGCAAAGATTTCTTAGGGGCTGCTGCTTTTGCTGAAGCCTTCTTGAGATCTTCTGCATAAACTGCAGCCATTACCTTACCATTCTTATCGGTGTAGTACAGTGCCCCAGCTTTTTTAGCGGCTGCAATACTTTTATATTTTCCAGCCTTAGCTTTTTCTTTAGCTAGGGTTGAGCCTTTAGCTTTAATTTGA